TTACCCAGCATTGGCAAACATGAGGCGGTTTTTGAATTCGCAGTGGTCTTTATATAACCACCTTGCTCTGCCGTGAATGACGATCGCTTTTGGAAGGTCACCGGCTTTAATGCGGTCGTAGATGAAGGTCTTTCCAAAGCCAGTATCAGCCATGATGAACTTCAAATCAACAAACGAGTCTGGGCTCATTGTGTGAGTCATATTTACCTCTGCTATTTACCTTTAGCCACCCGATGAACCCAAACGCAAAGCCACAGCCACACTTCATGACCTGATGGGCATAGTGGCTTAGCTTGGTTTGCGTATTTATCGAGCAACTGACGGAGAGTGTGGTTGTTGTCTTTACTGCGGAGTTCGGTGAGGAGTTTCTTTGCGATGCTTCTGACTGCGTTTTCGGCCTCTTCTGGCGTCATGAGCTACTCCAGTTTTACACCGGGGATTTTTCCTGCTGCGATGGCGTCATAAATCTGTCTGGCGTGTATCAGATTCATCACGCCGATATCATTGAATGCTTTTGTTGCCACATCCCTTGCCACATCTTCAGGTGAGCGGATTGGGCGGAAGTTATTATCTTTGCTGATGTATTGCTCGTTATCCTTGCCAATCTGCTTCATCAGCATTGAATCTTCACCATGAGCAGTAATCCTTATTGCTGCCCAGTTACCAAGCGCCGCTTGAAACTCACAAACGCTTCCAACCGGCGGTAACCCTTTACCATCCCAAACCGGCTCGGTGATTGGTCTGCGCTCGGCGATGATTTCGTATTCATTTGGCGCCACGATAATGCAGTATCCTGCACTATACATCTCTGTGCGCTTGGCGCCTTTAGATTTGCTTTCTGCAAAAACGCAACGCCCGTTACTGTGCTTCAGGAGCACCATTGCCCACTCGGGAGCTTGTTCAAAATCCTTCTCACTTCCCTTCGTAATCTCGTATTTCATTTCCACACCCCATAAGCAAAAATACTCACCGCAACCCAGAACAATCCGCACGCTGTCACAGCGATTGCCCACACAGCCCAAACTGGTAGTTTATTCATCTCGTTACTCCCACGTATTTCCATTCGCCTTTGCCATCCAGATACGGACATGCGCCGCCACCTGGAGCTATCACTAATCTTCCAATTCCGTCATCGTCATATACCCTGCAAGTCATCCCGTACTTGCTCCAGACTGGGTAATACTTCCCTGCGGTGAAATGCTCACTTCCGATGTAAGCGGTTTTGATGTACACGTCAGGGTCGGTCATGGGTTATTGTCCGAGTGCTTTAGCGATAATCTGTTCAGCAACTTCCATGCGCCCCCAGTTTGAGGAAGGCTTATCCGGAGTCGGGTATGTGTTCTTTTTGACGATTTCCACCATATCCATGAGTGCTTCCAGTAGCTCAGGAGCGGCGGCAATCACCGGCATATCCCATTGACTGACATTGACGCAGACCATTCCATCAGAGGCTTTAAAGGCGTAAATTACATCGCCATCTTTGCCGGTTACCTCACTGCTTAAACGATTGTGGCTATTACTGGTAAACCACTTCCATGGATAAGGCGTTCCCATAAACTTATTCATGCTGCATTTCTCCGTTGCGCTTTCTGTTTCTGCTCAAGCTCGTAGTCATCCCTGCACCCTGAGTCGCAAAAGTTTCCAATCAGTAACGGATGCTCGCAGTAGTGACACTTACCTGTAAAACTTAAGAAATCACGCCGCCGGTTGAGCAGGGCAATCTCGCGTTCCAGTTCTTCTAATGCTGCTGCGTTATCAATTTCATCCGGCATTTATGCATCCTCCGCAGAGAGTTGCTCCGCTGTCAGGTGGGTAAATGTCTTGGAGATTTCCATGCAGACACGGTCGATTTTGGCGTCCATTTCCCGCAGCGAAGTTACGTCGGAATCACGGACTTCTTTCATGATGAGAGAGCGGAGCAGGGAGTCCATTTTTGAGTGAAAGCTTGCGTTCTTCAGCACTTCTTCGCCTTCGTTCTTGCCGGATTTGGCGATGCCTTTTTCCTGCAAAATGAACTGGAATTTGTCGCTGGTAATTACCCACTTGTTGTCGATTTCAATGCGCATTGTGTTCTCCAATTTTAAGTATTTTGGTAACCGCCCCGACTTCACAGCCGGCAGCAAGAATGTTCGTCCCTTCGTGCAAAGAAACGCGTACTTCGGCTGGCTCGACTCCTGTCATGCTCCACAATCCCTGTTTCAACACCGCTTCAAGTTCAGATGTGTCTACTCGACCCGCGTAGAAATGCATGCGGGGTAATTTGACTGTGATCATCGGGGGATACCTCATGTTGCAGGCGTAAAAAAACCGCTTTAAGCGGCTATTGTTTTTTCTCTGTGAACATCCGAATCATCTGCTGCAAATTCCTTATGCCACTTGGCTCTTGCCTCTTCCGCCACCAAAGCAGCCAGCTCCAAATCCTGATAAGAACCGAGCCCAACCCGTATGTAATTTACGCAGATACTAGCAACCCAATTCTTATACTTTTTCGAATAAGTAACACCGCGATATCCGCTGGTATTGTTATCCCTAAACCTCCTATTCATGTGGTTCTGGCTGTTGGTGCATTCCCTGAGGTTGGAAAATCTATTGTTGTTTCTTACCCTATCAATGTGGTCTATGTCTTTCGCTGGCCATCTTCCTGTCATGTAAAACCAAGCCGCCCTGTGGGCTTTGTATTTCTTACCATCAACAAAGAGTGATATGTAACCCTCCTCATCCTGGTACCCGGCTACTTCTCCTTTCTTGAGCTTTCCTCTGGATAAATTGCAAATGAAGTGACCAGTTTCAGGGTGATAGGTTAGAACCTGCTTGAGCTTCTCAATCGTTAGCATCTTCACTACCTTTCTTTTGCGGGGCGGTGAATAGCTGAGTACCCACTGGCAGGTGTTGTATCTTTTCAAGGTAGTAATCAATAACCTTGCGCCCTACATCAGGCCAGTTTTTCGATACTACTATTTCAGCCACCGGCACCTGATCGCCTTTCAGCGCTTCAAGTTCTGTCGCTAAACCATGAGCCATTTGCTCATAGTTATCAGCCCGCTGGCGTTCTGCTTCGAGCTGGTCGAATAGGATCAACACTCTCCGTGCAACTTCACTTTCCCCTGCTTTTTCAGTAGAAGTAACCCTTAACTCATTAAGCAGCGCCTTGATATCTGTTGTGTCAGTCATGAGGTTGCTCCCAAATCAAATCCGATTTCATCCCAAATCACGTCAGCGCTATCAGTATCGAAAATTTCAATGACACCCGTCATTCCACAGGCCGACATGCAGGAAACGGAATCACCATCAAACAGAAAATCATTGCTGCCGTGCTCTGTTTTAACGTGGGCGGTTTTGTTTCCGCAGTTTGGGCATGGAGTCAGCCAGTCTATTACAAGAGTTTTCATCCCTTCCTCCCAGAGCGCAGATGCTGGGCAAATACTGGAGCGCGAATAACTTTTATAGTTTCGACCGCCCTGGTAAAGCCGTCTTCATAGGTTCTTCCTCCGCGCTCTTCGTAAGGAGAGCCGAGAGTTTCAGCGAACTCATCCACGCCCTGTGCCTTAATCTCAGCGATAGCGGCGTCGGTGTCTGGTGTTTCAAGGGGAGTGACTTCCCATTGGTCGCCGTATTCAGCCAAGCCATCAGCGTCATATGCTTCACAGCATTTCTTCAGCGCCGCATTCTCAGCCACCAGCCCATGCACATACTCAATGACCAGCTTGCTGTGTGCGCCTTCACCTTTGATGCCGAAAGCGTTGATGATGTTGTTCAGAGAGGTTTGCAGGGCGTCTTTTTGCTGAAGTTGGGAGAGGTAGTCATCGTAATCTACGAAGCCGCCTGTTTCTGAAATTACGGTTTCACCACCACCTTCATAAACTTCAAATTCATAGCGAGTTACGTTATTCATGTGTGTTCCTTGAAAGAGGGTTATGCGGCCTTAAGCCGACTTAGCTTCATGCGTATAGATTGCAGAGTGCGGCCTGTTTTGGCGGCTGCTTCTTCGGGCGGGAGTGTCTGGGCGATATGCAGGTCTTCCGCTGACCATCGATTCATCGGCTGAGTAGGCTGAATGCCAAGTTCATAAGCCTTCCTGATTACCCCTTCCTCTGTCCTGTTCAGATGCTTTGCTAACTCAGGAAGCGGCATTGTTTTGATGTTTTTGCTGAGGAATTTAATCTCTGTTGTGAGCCAGAATTTGTAGGCCACGGGTCACCTCCATTGCTCTCCGAACTCAAACCCAATCTCAGCAAGTGCTTCATCCATTTTGCTGATGAACTCCGGCACCATCTCGTCAAATTCATCCATGAACTTCTGGTCGCGCTCGACAACAACGTGGTGCAGCCCCTCACGCTTCATGCGTGGGTCGTAGTTTGCGAAGTACCAGGCATCCTTACCGGTGACCCAGAGGCTGTACTGAATCTGTGCCATGTACTCTGCCTTGATGGCGTCAAAACCACCCAGTCTGAACTTCATGAACACTGCGCTGGTGTACGGGCTTTTCAATTCCAAGCCTTTCCCGTCGCTACAATCACCATCAGGTGAGCATGCACAGCGAAGTGTTTCGTCTTTGAATATGATCGGCACATCGGTAACTTTCACATCAGTGGTAAACTCAAACAGCGACCTTGCTGATGCTTCGTATTCTTTCCCCCACGCCAGAGGCTTTGCATTTACCTCAACCACATTCCCTGTGCAAACCTCACCTAACAACGTGTAGAAGTAGGTGAGCTTGGTATCTGTCCACTTGGTGCCGCTGCGTGGCTTTGAGATGACCTTTCCGGCTTCAGATGCCGTGATGACACCCAGCCTAAGCCTTAACCAGTCAATGCTTCCCTGCTGCGTGGTGCGGACGTCAATCCCTGTCCGCTGCAAGATGATTTCTGGTGTCATGCGGCTGCCTTCTTCTTCAGGAAGTCCACCACCTTCAGTGCTTCAGGTTCGGTGAGTTGTTCCGGTGATGAGATAGGGCGTTTGAATATCTGCGAGCAAATAGGGAGCAAGTCTGCATCCCATGTTTTATCCATTTGCAGGAGCAATTCATTAATCGCCTGAATGGTGTCGTCGGTGGATGGTGATATATCCTTTTCCTGCCCGCGTTCCTGGCTAAAGTTGATGCCTTCGCCGCCTTCGGTATTCACGTAATCAACAGCCGCATCCAGACGCTCACGACGAGGCCAATACTTAGTGGCCTGCTTTACGACTGTCTTAAGGATCATCTGCTCTTCGTCGGTTACCCAAGGGCAGCGCTTAGTGTTGTCGGTGAGGTATTTTTTCCATGCTTCTGACCGGTCACGAATTGAGAAAATATCTTCGGCTCGCATGGTGTGCGTCAGGTAGTCGCCTTCGTCCGTCTTAACTACCGTGTAAGCGCCGACCACATCACCGCGCTGCTCGATGGTGTCAAACTCGTTGAATTCGTGAGTAGGTGGTCTATCAATGCTGGTTCGCATGAAGCGGTCGTTCTTCCTGACGATCGCCGACTGGCACCATTTGATTGCTCCTGACTGCTGGGCAATATGCATCAACCCCATGTAGCTGATGTCCAGACAGATAGCGCCTTTCCGTGGCACTAAATACGCAAGCTTCTGCGCTGGATTGAGAGAAATGCCAATCGCCGCAACGTTCATAATCGCGCTACGAGTCGACACGCCATTCTTGGCTGCCACGCCTGCCAGATAGTCATTGTTCGCGAATATCTGCATCGCAAACTCTGATTCACGCTTGAATGTCAGGCTTGGTTCGGAGCAAACTTGTTCGAACTCAGCCCTGAGTGGGTTAACGATGTTAAAGACTTGCTCAACCAATTGCTGGTTCATGCTGCGCTCTCCATTTTCGAAATTCTTCCGTGAGCCTGATGCGCACTAATGGCATCAATGAACTTTGCGTACTCGTCCTGAGCCCATTCATTGTCCAGAGCGTGAATCTGCTGAGCTGTGAGTTTTGACTTATCGGCAAATTCGAGAGGCGTTTCGGGGTAGGTTTCTGCAATCTTCATCGTTCGTTGGCGAAGGTCTTCTTCCACTCGTTCGATTGCAGCGTCCAAATCTTCCTGCTGGTCTCTGATGTAGTCGTAGCTGCTGTATCTCATGCTGCGTCCTCCTGTTTCATCACAACCAGATAGCCGAGAGACTCCATGTATTCGCGAATGTTTTCCTCATCCATGAAGGCCAGCATTTCTTTGTCTGGTAGCACGTAGTTCAATTCAGCGCCTTCAACTGTGAGTTTTACGCCGCGCCCCATGGTGCCGCCGGAAATCTTCACGTCTGCGCATTCAAAAGTAATATTCATGGTTGCCTCCGATAAAACAGATTCCGTGCCATCTGGAAAAGCATGTCGTCATGCTTCTCTTTGGCTAAGTCAGCCAGTAGCTGAAGTGCTCGTTTGATGTCCATTACGGATGCCCTGGCTGATTGAGGATTTCGATAAGACGCTTTGCAGCGTTCTTCGCGTTACGGCAGATGCGGTCGAGCAGTGATTCAGAGCAGCCCACGCAAGGCCACCCTGCTATACAAAAGGTATGCATGGGATACTCCGTTAGTTGATTAATTTGCATGTCGAATAACCCTGAATAGAGGGATATTTGAGATGCAGCGGGTATAAAAAAGCCCTGCGGGGTGACAGGGCGAAGTGGTTCACAGCATGAAGGTTGATAAGGGGCGCTTATCACGATGCGCACTCAGTGAATGCGCAGCAGGAAGGGGCTCACTTATTGCGGGCTACGAGCATGGCGTCAGCCAGAAGATAGGCTTGCTCGGCACAGTCACTATAGGAAATTCCGCCCTCATCAAAGGTATGCGCACCGTTCCATTTACTGACTATTGCGGGCGCGAATTTAGCGGCGAAGTAGTCACGCAGAGACATGCCGTCTTGTGGCAGCGATTTAATTAGGTCGCCGTAATCACTTTTCCTCTCAGAACCAGCTCTCGCGAACGCTGCACCGCCAGTTTCTTTTCTCATACTTCCTCCTCAACCTTAATTTCAGGTTTGCGCAAGAACCTCTCATACTGCTCATGACTCATTCGAACAGATGAGCGTTCTGCTTTGTTTTTAAGTACATATTCGTAGCCGTTAGCCATCCTTACGACGCAAAGACGCTCACCGGTTAAAGTGTTTACAAGCTTCATGGGGATGACTCCGGTGGGGTGTTTAGTAGAATCTATCTGGAAGGTCAGTGGCTTCTTGTAGTTGCTTGATTTTGTTTTTCAGGGTCTGAATCTGCTTTTCATTTATGTCAATGTCAGCCTGAATCTTTTTCCTAATAAACTCAGCCCTTGCGTCAGGGTAATTATCATAAAATTTGCAGACTGAAGGTCGCTCAGGTCTAACGTATGAGCCAGAGCGCTTAATTTGAATCTGTGCTGCTGTAACTTTCTCTACAGTCCCTTTGTAGAACTCAGGAAACTGAACGCCCAACTTGACGACATACACCACATCGTCAGGCTTAAATTGTGAAATCGGCTTACTCATATCGGTAGTCTCAGTTAGTTATGTGATGCGGGGTGGGGGTTAGCAGCTGAACGGAATGACGATGTAAGTATTTTCACTTACTGGAAAGTAGAAATTCCCATTATAACTATCGCCATCCAGACCAATCTGCCACTGCTCTACGAGAACAAAGGCGAACCCTTCAATCGTATCTTCCTGTCGTTCCAGATTGGTCAACTTAGAATCCTGAACGTCCTGAATGGTTGGGAAATCCAAATAACAATCATTGTAATAGTCCCGTACCTTTCCAATAAACTCTGATACTTCCATCTCTCACCTCATAGTGCAGTTACTGTTGCTGACAAGCGTCATGCGTGGGCTATCTCACCAGCCCTTTAGCTTTACGGAATGCCGTCTTGCGTGAGTGGCCTTCTTTGATAAGTTTCTTCATCATCAGTCTCACACGCTCTGCGCGCGGCTCGTTACTTAACGAAAGTGGGTAACTCTTTGGATTCATCTCTCACCCCTTAATAACGTGATATGGATGCTCGTATTTATCGCTGCGATGACCTGCGGCGAAAATGGCAACTTGAGGCAGGCAGATATTGTCTGCGCTTGCCTGTTCTTTACTGCGCAACGGTAATGACATAGTTGCTTTGTAGACTCTCGCTGAGCAGCCTGAGAGGCTCAGAGCGACGTTCTTTTCTAACCGGATGTCTTTGCTCATCTCAGCTGCTTTCGCTGCGTTGTGAGCCGTCATGCGGCGTGCGTTATACCTTTGCTTTGAGTTCATGAGTGTTACCTCTCAGTGGTCTTGCCGAAGCCCTCACGAATAAGGGCAGCGGTCAAAATTACTGGTTTCGAAGCTGGTCTACGTTCATGTTGCAAAGCTTCATCCACACTTTTATTGAGACAGGTCGGTCGCTCGGAAGGCATCTAACCATCAGTGGAAATTCTTCTTGCACATTGGAAAATGTTTTTTTACAGCTATTTTTGACTGCAATAGCGCATGCAGAGCGATAGGCGTGACGCTGTTTCTTAAATTCTTGCTTGTTCATCATGTGTTCCTCGGTAAGTGCTTGGGTGATGTGGTGGCCGGTACTGAACTCCGGCTTTACGGTTATTAGAGGGCCGTGCTCTGCAAGCAAAATCCCACCGCTAGGATGCCCTCTTCAAGCGCATCAGCCTGCGCATTCACCACATCCCGAAGCACTTTCCTTCGGTCTCCTGAGTTCAGGAGAAGTCATATTGTTAAAGAAGCAGTCGGACTTCCTGTCCAACACGGCTGATAGTTCCTTCTGCCGTATCGATGTTTCGTTTCGATGGATTCAATATATGCGTTATGCGCAAATGCGTCAAACGCATATTTATAAATATCAGAGCATATCGACGCATATGTTTGTTTTGAAAGTGAATTTAATTTTTGCGTGGGAAATGCGCAGATACAAAAAACCCGCAAGAAGCGGGTTATTAGGCGAGGAGCGCAAATTTATGTGGGGTTTTAGCTACCCATGCTTCCGGATTTGCTGGGATTGGCTGACTAAAACCTTCCCTTGAACATGGAGCATGTTCATTTCTTCTTGAGTTAAAGCCCAAGTCTCATACGTTTTGTTATCTGAAATCACCTTGAGTTCAAATTTAACCTTCTGAAGACGTTTAACAAACGTGTCCCCATTGAAGTTAAAGACGTAGATTCCATCCCCGTCAAAGAACGTCACCTCAGTATCCACAAATATGAGATCACCTGGTTCCAGGGTTCCTGTCATAGAGTCGCCGCGCACGTTGATAAGCATCACCGATCCTTGCGGTCGATTGCCAAACATAGACTTTGCATATTCCGGCACATACTCAATGGATCGGATTACTTCAACAACATCCCCTGAGCTGCTTCCCGCGCCTGCGCTTGCTGATACACCAAGTACATCAACTCTATACACATTATCTCTCCTAGAATTGGCGAGTGAATTAACACTGTATTTATGTACAGTATCATCTTCGTCTTCATCAGAGAATAGCTCAGAAACAGGAATAGAGAGAGCGTCCGCAACTTTTTGCAGCATCGCTTCGCTAAACCCCTGCTTTCCTCGCTCAAGGCGTGAGAGGTTTCCGACATCGCTATCTATAATGTCGGCTAATTGCTGCAATGTCATTTTCCGTGCAGTGCGGATTTGTCTAATACGGTCGCCTATTTTCATCGCTTAATTAAAAACCTTTTATGCGTTCCTCGCAAAGCGCCTTGCGCAAATCATTTGCATCGCATATTATGCGTATAGCGCATTTAATGGAGGTCAATATGCAAACGCCACTTAGAAAAATGCGTGTAGAGAAAGGACTCACCATCGCTGAGGTAGCAATTGCTACAAATCTGGATGTTGGGAACCTAAGCCGAATCGAACGAGGCATTCAGGTTACCTCGCTTGAAACGGCAGAGAAGCTGTCTCAGTACTTCAAAGGCTTGATTACTGAGATGCAAATTCTCTACCCGCAACGTTACATCTCGGCGGCAGAAAAGGCCGCCTAAGTATTTCGCTCTTTAAACAATCTGGCAGCTCTCTGAACTCAGGAGCAATAACAACAGTGGCATACCCCACGGTATGCACACGTAAACACACAACTAACTAACGGAAGTATCACGCATGGAAGTAACAACAACACGCAACAAGGCCCGAGTCATTGAGAGCCAATTGCTTAACAAGATTGCAGTAAGAGGGGTAACTGAGGTTGCAGCCGCTATCGGGGTTGATAAGTCACAGGTATCTCGCTGGAAAGAAGCGTTCATCCCAAGGATGTCGATGCTACTGGCTGTTTTGGAGTGGGGAGTCGTTGACGATGACCTTGCCCGGCTGGCGAAGGAAGTGGCGAAGATATTCACAAAGCAAAAAGCCCCTGCGGTAACAGAGGCTTCTGAGCAAATCACAATGTCGTTTTAACTGGACAAAACAACAGGAGTAATTATGCACCAAAAGAGAAAGACACGCCAGCCCCCAGAAAGAACTCAGCAGCGGGCTGCGCTTCCAGATGAGTTCGTTATGACATGCATGGATCACCCTGATACCGGCAAACGGTTTGCTGAGATCTTCCGCAACTTCAAACCTAAGGGGCGACCTGATGAGTAACGTACTGGCATTCCGTCAACCTGACACAGTAAGGCCGGAGGCAACCGGTAAGGGGTTTGCCCTCATGCATAGACAATTCATGGACAGCAAGCTGTACAAGGATTCTCAGGCAGTACACCTGTGGCTACATTGCGTCATGAAGGCAAACTATGAATCCAAGGTGATTAAGACTGATCTTGGAGAAATGGTAATTGGTCGTGGCCAGTTCCTTACTGGCAGGCCAACTCTGGTAACAGAGACAGGAATTTCAGACAACAAAGTGAAAAGCCTTCTCGACACATTCTGCCGAATGGGAATGATTACCAGAGAGTCATATGGTCGCAATTTCACCCGCATTACTCTGGTTAAATACGACGAATTTCAGTCAATTTTTAATCCAAAGGAAATCCAAGGAAAATCCAACGGAGAGCCGCGCGCACCAAGGCTGCAAGAGGTGGTTAATCCAACGGAAATCCAAGAGAAATCCATAACTAAAGAATTAACTAATAACTCTATTACTAACGTAATAGAGAGTCCCTCAGTCATCGTTAAAGCTGAAAAGAAAAAACCGTCATTCAGTTGTGAAGATGTTGTCTCTGCCTATCACGAGATTCTGCCTGAAGCGAAAGGCATCAGAGCACTAAGTGACACACGCAGGAACAAGATAAAAACCTTCTGGGTGAAAGCCAGCAAGATTACCCGCCAACTGGACAAAGAGCCTTTCACGTTGGACAGCTGGAAAGCCTATCTGAAATACATATCCACCAACTGCCGCTGGATGCTGGAAGACCGACCTGATAGTCGCTCTGGCAAGACGTGGCAGAAAAAGGGGCTGGAGTATTTCCTGAACGACGAAACATACCTGCAGGTTCGGGAAGGAGCCAAGGATGACCGATAACATCGTATTGCCCCCGCACAGCATCGAAGCTGAGCAGAGCGTTCTGGGTGGACTGATGCTGGATGACGGCAGCGACCGTTGCCTGAAAGTATTTTCCTCTCTCCGCGCTGAGTCGTTTTACAGCCGACAACACAAAATCATCTACGAAGAATTGCGAAGCCTTGCTCGGCAGCAGAAGCCTATCGATCTGCTGACCGTATCTGACTCGTTGGAATCGAAAGGTGAGCTGGAATCAGTCGGCGGCTTCGGTTATCTGGCAGAGCTTCAGAAGAGCACCCCAAGCGCGGCAAACATTGTGAACTATGCCAACATCGTTCGCGACCGAGCCATGAAGCGTTACGGGATTGAGAAGGCCAACAAAATTACCGAGTTGTTCTACGCCAACGACGGCATGACAGCTGAACAGAAATACGAAGCGGCACAAGCCATCTTCACCCAAATGTCGGATCACGCTCAAACCGGTACGCGACGGGGTCTCAGGTCATTTGGTGAGGTGATGGATGACTGGATGTTGGATCTCGATAAGCGCTTCTCGACATCAGGTGAGGCTCGAGGCCTGAGCAGTGGAATCCCGTCGCTGGATAGAATGCTTTCTCCCAAAGGACTGGTGAAAGGCTCGCTGTTCGTGATTGGTGCTAGGCCTAAGATGGGGAAAACCACTTTGTACTCACAGATGGCTATCAATTGCGCCGTTCGTGAGAAGAAGCCTGCACTGCTTTTCAGCCTCGAAATGCCAGATGACCAGATCCTCGAAAAGCTGGTAGGGCAGAAGTCCGGCGTTAACCCGAACATCTTTTATCTGAACACCAGCGACGATGAAGAGTACCAGGGTGATTACGACGCAGACTTCAGCAAAGCCATGAACACAGCTTCACGACTTCGCGAACTCGACCTGCTCTACATTGACGACACTCCGGGATTATCACTGGCACACATCGTTGCAGAAAGCCGCAAGGTGAAACGTCAGAAGGGTAGCGTCGGCATGGTTCTGGTTGATTACCTGACACTGATGACCGCCGAGAAGGCAGACCGTAACGATCTGGCTTACGGCATGATCACCAAAGGGCTCAAGAATCTCGCCAAAGAGCTTGGCTGCGTTGTTGTCCTGCTGACCCAGTTAAACCGTGAGCTGGAGAAGCGAGTAAACAAACGACCACTACCAAGCGACAGCCGTGACACCGGTCAAATCGAACAGGACTGTGACTACTGGGTAGGCATCCATCGTGAAGGTGCATTCGATGAAAGCTTAAATCAGGAAGAAACAGAACTGCTCCTGAGACTCAACCGCCACGGGAAGACAGGCGTTATTTTCTGCCAGCAGCGCGACGGTGCAATCTACGACCTCGACCAAGTAGCAGCGCGTCAGGAGCGAGAACAGCGCGAACAGTTGAAGCAACAGATAAACAAAAAAGGTGGATTCTGATGGATTACAACGACGCAGTTGAATACTCCGACGCGATGGAATGGCTGATTGACCACTACGATGAATTCCCTAGCCAAGTGCCAGGAGGCGCGGAAAATCTCAGCCGCAATGTATCAGGCAGGATGTTCAGGAACTGGCGATGGGTGCTGACGCTTGATATGGAATTGGTATTTGCCAACTGCATTCAGCAGGGGATCACAAAGCAGGCTTTCGAAAGCCGCAAAGCAGAGGTGATGGAGTGATGGACACTAAGGCAGCATTTGACAGAGAAGCTTTTGCAAAAGAACACGGCATGACAATGGAGTTTGTTAACTGGTTCTTCGATAAGAAGGCGGCTGGTTGTGGTCAGGTTTGGTTCATGATGGCAGCGGCAATGTGGGAAGGCTGGAAAGAATCCCGCGCTGCAATCGAGCAACCTGCTCAAAAACTACTCATTGGCTGGAGAATGGCTGATTATACCGAAGAGACGACAGACCCTGAGAAGGCAAAGAACTGGGCTATGGCTGTTGGCGTTCTGCCGATATTCGAAGGTGACGTCAATACAAGCCTAACCACCTCCCACGGAATCAGAATTAAGGGGAAGACGGAATGAAGACTGACGCCTATTTTGACAACGCAGTGATGAACGCAGCAGAGATGCTCAGACATTTCGGGACACTGGAGTTTCAGATTTCATCGAAAGACGGAAAGATTTTCACCACATTGCAAGATGATACCTTCGCCGCTGGTGATGGAGATATTGCTGAGGCTGCAAACTTCGGTCTGGCCGTACTGAAATCAATTGAGAATGTTTACGGCAAACCGTTATCCATGCACATGACGCAGCGTGACATCAGCCTTAAAACAATGACCGGAGTTATGTCTCTACAGGTGCAGGAGTTAAGCCATGAATAACGATTTAGAGCAGTTCAGCGAAGAAAGGCTGAAAGAGTTGGAATCCCTAGGGTTGAATGCGAGGTTAGACCTAAAGCCATCGGAAGGAATTTCGTTAATCCGCATAGCCCTAGCAGCAAAGCAGGCCAAGCCGGTTGGAATTTTTAATCAGATGGTTTTTGATGTTGCTGGCAGCGCAGTGGTTTTTAGCAACAAAAAAGCTATAAAAGCGGGATTCTGTTCAGAAAATGGAGAGCTGGCACGCAACCATCAGCCACTCTACACCACCCCACAGCCAGCCCATACAGAGCAGGATGGGTGCCAGTGGAACCCAGATGAAAATTTAGTCTACTCCACCGGCTGCGGTAACGAATGGCAATTCACAGAAGGCGGAATCGAAGAAAACGAAATCACTTACTGCCCATATTGCAGCGGAAAAATAGCCGCCTCCCCTAAACCGGAGTGTGAATGATGAGTTATCAGGTCTGGAAAGATGTCGTTGGTTACGAGGGATTGTACAAGGTAACTCAGAATGGTGATGTGATTAGCATGGAGCGAGTCGATGCCCGCGGAATCAGAAGAAAAGAAAGAAAATTAAAACCAGCTCTAGCAAGTACCGGCTATCTCGTGCTTGGCCTAACGAAGAACGGGAAAAGTAGACAAAATACAGTTCACCGAATGGTGGCAGAAGCTTTCATTCCAAATCCAGAAAATAAGCCGCAGGTTAATCATATTGATGGAATTAAATCAAATCCATCGGCATGTAACCTTGAATGGGTAACTAGTTCGGAAAATAACCACCATGCCGTGAGCTCCGGGTTGAAGGAAAGACGGTTTGGATGCAGGGCTAGAAATATCAAATGGCGAATAATTGCCACTGATATCTCTAGTGGAAAGCAATTTGAAATCATTGGATTAAGGGACATGGTTGGTCTTGGGTTAAACAACGGATGTGTTTATCAGTGCATTCATGGTGTTAGAAAACAGCACAAAGGATTCACATTCAGAAAGGAAGAAATTTCCGGAGGCTAATTTGAGCATCCCAGACTTCTGTCTTCACAAATCAACCCTCGGCCAATTCACCAAACAACTCTTCGATCTCATCTCCACTGGTAAACGCTACCGCATAAAAATCTCAGAGTGGCGTGACAAGCGCAGCATCCCTCAGAACTCCCTTCAACACATGTGGTACGCAGAGCTAAGCGCTTATCTCATCAAGCGTGGCAAGCCCTTTGCGTCTCCAGAATGGGTGAAAGATGCGATGAAGCACACTTACCTCGGATACGAAGAACGCGAAATGGTCGATGTGGTGACGGGTGAAAGAACCGTCAAAAGCTCGCTGCGACACACCTCAGACCTCGATACCGGCGACATGCATTATTTCCTCAGCCAGGTAGAAGGCTGGGCGCTAAACATCGGGTGCAAGTTGACGGTTCCGAACGACAGCGAATACAACCAACTCAAACTTAAGCAGGTGGCGTAATGGCTGACATAAGAACCGAAAGATTCATGGCTCGCAGGCAACTGATTGCTGACTACGTAGCAGAGCGAGACGGCGTGAAAATGTGCGAACTCATCAAACTTATTGGGCTGTCCCGCACCCAAGTAGCAGATATCGTTAATCGCACAGAAAAACTTGGCGACATCTGGCGTTCTAAAGGACTCCGCTACTTCAGGGATGAAGCTCACTTTCTTGCTGTTGGAGTGGAAGACCAAAATCGACGCACCGCGCATATTGAGCAGGTAGTGCGTTCACGTGGTAACGAAGGGGAAAGGCACTACGGATTGAAATTCCTCAGCAGAAAACGACCGGACAGCATCAACACCATCTTCGACGAATGCAGGCAGAACAGCACCATTCTCCCAGTGCTCAAAGTGATGGCTCGGAGGTTCTATGGCTAAACTCACGTGGTTCACCTACGACACAGTAATGACCACTCTCGAAGCCGACACCCTCATCCAGAAATACACCTCTCAAAACATCCAAACCTCAAAGCAACTATCCGCCGATTACACAGGCTGGTACGTATCTGCTTTGTTACCCGAATACAAATCCGAGCCAAGGCAGAGTTACGTCTGGCAGAACCCTATGTGGAGATAAATCATGACCAAATTATCAATTATCAAATCCATACATGAAACGCGCCCAGCGCTCGCATCTGTTATCAGGGAAATGGACAAACAGGATTCAAGGTGGGGTTTAGACCGTGACCAACATCCCTATGTTTGGCAGACCATTTTGACCGAAGAGGTTGGCGAGTTGGCACAGGCGATTCTCCACGATGATTTCGGCGGGAGTCATGCAGGCACAGCGCGAGAAGAAGCGGTTCAGATAGCAGCTGTTGCACTGCAAATTATCGAATACTACGACCGAGTTGGGAGTAAAGACGATGATGAATCCGTTGCTTGACAACCCCCGCTGTTGCCGCTGCCACGCACCTCTTAACCAAGAAGAGCAAGACTACTACGGGCATTCTTGTGAAGAGTGCGAAATAGATTACATGCTAATTACTGACGAGATAACCGGATATGACAGATGGAAAAGAACCTGCTTCTACACCGTGCGCTTCTTGCGGCATGGCATTGGCAGAAGACGAGACGCACTGCTGCAACGATTGCGCGAGCTTCTTCGAAATGGGCGGCGTAGAGGTTTCTGAACATCTGAGGAGTGAGAGTGATGAAATTACCCAGAAGCCGTAACTGCAAAATATGCAAAAACCGCTTCAAACCAAGCACTCTGTACGAGTGGTGGTGCAACGAAGAACACAAGGAAGAGCTAATCACCAAGTTAGCAACCGAAGCCAGACAGAAGCGCATACAGAAACAGGAACGACAGCGAAAGGAAACCACCCAGCAGGAACGACGAAACCTTAAGATTCGAAAGCTCGCAGTACAACCCCGCAGTTACTTCATCAAGCAAGCCCAGCAAGCCGTAAACGCCTACATCCGTGAAAGAGATAAGAACCTTCCCTGCGTTTCATGTGGAACGTTGAGCGCTGCTCAATGGGATGCCGGCCATTACCGAACTACGGCCGCAGCCCCACAGCTAAGGTTCGATCCTCGCCAAATCTGGAAGCAATGCAGCGTATGCAACCAGCACAAAAGCGGGAATCTGGTTCCGTACCGGGCAGAACTCATCAGGCGCATTGGTCTGGCTGAAGTGGAAAACATCGAAGGAAACCACGACCGGCACCGCTGGACGATTGAAGAGTGTAAGGCCATCAAGGCTGAGTATCAGCAGAAGCTAAAAGACCTCAGACAACTCGGAGAAGCAGCATGAACGTCAGAGAGATGGGCTTAACCAAAGAGCAGCACGACTGGCTGAATGCCTGGTTGGAATTATGGGGCGCATGGGTTTATTCGGGGAGACTGGAAAAGCGCATGAGCAGCGTGATAGCCCAGTACATGGCGACCGTGGAACCTCAGTCTTATCCAGATCGCCCGATGTGCAATGATGATGACGGAATGTTGATTTCTCAGGTCGTAGATTCCGTCCTCCGCATTGACACAAAGGCGATGGGTATTCTTCTCAGCTATTACTCTCACAACTCATCTAAGCGAGCAATTGCATCGTACTATCACAAGTCTGCAATTCCCCGCAAAATGTCTGGACGGGGAGGGGGTAAAATCAAGAAGCCCTCGCTGGTAACATGCCGACGTGAAGTAGATGAAATACTCACTGCATCACTCTGGATGATCTACCAACCACTCTACAATGCTTTCATCTCCCGCAAACCCGTAACGAAGTTGAAGAAAGTTGCATAGAACGTGTTGACTTCGCTGATCCAATGAGCCATTATTTAAGGGTAAGGTGCCACTTGTATGTCTTAGGTAAGCACCCCGCCCAATTTCAAAGCCCTGACCTTAACCGGTCGGGGCTTTTTGCGTTTATGGCGTACAACTTTCCCGCCATCATTTTAGAGCCCGACCAATCAGCCTATCACTCTCTCTGACCATAGTTGGTCGAGGCTCTATTCTTCCTGCGACTACAGAAACACAGCCCATTTAAACGATGGGAGCGGAATCATGAAAATGAACCCAAACAACAGCGACGGATTTTGGACGCACTTTTGGGCTATTGTCACGGCCACATTCAGTGCGGCAGGGCTTACAACTGAACAATGGATCTACGTCATTCTTGCAGTATTTGGCGCGCTGTTATCACTGGCGTCATATCTGAATAACAGGAAATCCCTGAAGGCCAAACAGATTGAAGATGAGAAGCGCACTGAGATTTTGCGCTCCTATCTTGCTGGTCGAAAAGACAATTCGGCTATCAGCTCCGCTGGTGTGGCTGATGAAGTTAAAGGCGTAATGGACAATATAGGTAACTAAATGGCGAACATCAGAGGCAAGGCAATTACCGGCGCGAGCTGTGCAGTAATGACCATCATTGCCATTGTTGTTTCGAGTGGTTTAGTGAGAACAAGCGAAGCAGGGCTAGAGCTTATTGGTGACGCGGAGAGCTGCCAGCGTGACCCATACGTTTGCCCAGCAGGCGTACTGTCTGATGGCATTGGCAATACTCACGGCGTTAAAGCCGGAGTCAGGAAGTCCGATGCGCAGATCGCCGCAGACTGGGAGAAGAATATTCTCCAGGCTGAATCCTGCGTGAACAAATACTCAAACGGGAAGAAGCTGAACCAAGGCCAGTTTGATGCCACGGTATCAGTGACCTTCAACGTCGGCTGTGGAGCGATGCAAAAGTCCACGATGTTCTGGAAGTTCAGGCAAGGCAAGATGATCGAAGCCTGCAACGAGTTCCCGCGCTGGGTTTATGCAGATGGAAAAAAACTGTCCGGCCTAGTTACGCGGCGTGAGAAAGAAAAGGCTCTGTGCCTGAAGGGGTGAGCATGAACTGGTTACGCATCAGTATCACAGCGGCATTTGCTCTCACGATCGGCGTTCTGCTCTGGGCTGCATTCCATTACTACGGCAAGACCATCAGCCAGCAATCAGAAATCTCAGTGGCGACTCAAGCCAAAAATCAGGCCGAGTTCATCACAAAGACTCAGGCTCTGTCTGTGACCATCTTCAACACCATCGCCGGAGCAACTCTGGATGAACAGAAAACCAACGTTGCTTCAAGCCAGGCGCGTCAGGTCATCATTAAAACGGTTCTGCAAACAGAGCCGTGCGCTGTGGTTGTTGTTCCTGCTTCCGTTAATGACCAGTTGCTCACACACTACAACTCAATACGTTCAGGTGCCGGTAACTCCGATACCAGCCAGCCTTCTCCAGTCTTGCCAGCCGTCGCCTCCACCAAGTGACCCGTTAACCTACGGCGCATCAGTGATGTGGAACGAACTCTTGCTGACAGACATCCAGAACTGCAACACCCAGATATCAGGCATCAAGAAAATCGAAGAGGCCAGACAGAAATGATTAAACGTTTCCTCGCATGGCTGAAAAGCATCTACATCAAACCGGCAGCAGCCGAAACCCAAGAGAACACTCAAATGACCGATACAACAGCAGACCTGGCAGCAACACCAGAAGAAACCACCCAATCAGAAGTGGATGTGGTTCTGGCTAAATTAAAGGAGCTGGTTACAGCAGCGGGCGCTCAGGCACACGTAGTATTCGATGACCTGGCCGCACTGGCAAAGAAATTATCCTGAAGTAACAACAAGCCGGTCATCTTGTCACGCCCTGATGTTAGCTATGAAGCGTATCCTCCCGTGAAGCCCATCAGATAAGCGCAATGACTAACGCAGGGTTTCAGGCCGGAAGGCTGAGTTTCCCCGACATAGTTGCAAACGTCAGGCGGCGCGGAAATAGGGCGTGACATTCTGAGAGCAGAAACCTTTCTAATTTGAAGTGCCAGGGAGAATCCTTTCAAACAGGAGTCTCAAAATGCCTATAAGTGCCTGCAAGATTTTACAGTCAAGCGATTACGGCTCAATGAACCAGCAACTCACATCATCAATGAGTGACGGCTGGAAACCAATGGGTCAGATGCGCATCACTGACGCACCCCGCGATTTCTTCCAGATGATGTATCAGGGCAATAGCTCGGATATGTACGACTATCAGGCAGTCGCAACCAACAACGCCACTATCACCGTACGCAATAGCGTAAACACAGTGACAGACACGGCAACTATCTCAGTAGTGCAGAGCGCAATCACTGGAGCGACGCTCCCAGCGACAACTGCAATAGTAAAAAACACCCAAGCGCTGTCCGTTCCTGTCACTGCCGGAATACTGGTAGCAATTGGTACAGCAACACGAACGGTGACACTTTCAGTTTCTGGTGGCGTGGTTACTGCTGCTGCAATCTCCTGATTTATAAAATTCTGCAAAGGCTTCTCTATGAGTGGCCTTTTCAGAATAAACACACTGAATTATCGGTTGGTGGTCTCACCATTGCCGAGGGTTATATCTATCTGACTAGCAGGAAATTCTAAATGGCCGCTCCAAAAGGTAACCGATTCTGGGAGGCTCGCAGTAGTCATGGGCGAAACCCGATATTCGGATCACCTGATGAGTTGTGGGCTGCCTGCACTGAATACTTTGTGTGGGTGGAAGAAAACCCACTATGGGAAATGAAGCCATTCGCTTATCAAGGGGAGGTCGTTCAAGAGCCTGTAGCGAAAATGAGAGCAATGACTCTCGCTGGCTTGCGCCTGTTCCTAGATATTGCCGAAAGCACATGGCAGCAGTACAGAGCAAAAGAAGGTTTTACGGTGGTCACATCGCGAGCGGAAGAGGTCATTTACTCGCAGAAGTTCGCCGGAGCAGCTGCTGACCTTCTGAACGCCAACATCATTGCCCGAGACCTTGGGCTTGCTGATAAGCGAGAAGTGCACAAAACAATTACAGACCTGACTGATGAAGAGTTAGATCGCCGCGTCGAGGAGCTAACCAATGCACAATCTCAGTCGGGAGAAAAAGATTGAGCTTGTCAGGCTCCTTGAAGAAAAGAAACGCAGAAGCAACGTTTACCGGTATCGAACCTATTACGGTTCGCGATATCCATGGCAGAAACGTTTTATTGCCAATACCAAAGAGTTCTCACAGGTCGCACTGATAGCAGCAAACCGCGTTGGCAAGACTGACACAGCAACCTATATCGATGCCATTCATGCGATGGGTGATTACCCTGACGACTGGGCTGGACACAAGTTTGAACATGCACCATTGATATGGGTGCTGGGATACTCTGGTGAAAAGTGTCGTGACCTGCTCCAGGCTCCGCTGATTGGACGCAAGACTGACAACGGATGGGAAGGCGGATTAATCCCTGCTGAACTGATTGTTAACGTTGAGCCAATGACAGGCACACCAAACGCAGTGCGCTCTGTCTATATCAAACACAAATCAGGCGGCACTGCAAAGATTCAGTTCTGGTCTTACTCACAAGGCCAGCACGCACTGATGGGTGATAGCGTTGATTGGTTTCACATCGACGAAGAACCCAAAGACCCCGCGATATTCCCTCAGGTTCTGACGCGTACCGCAACCGGTGATAAAGGCAATGGTGGCCGTGGAATTCTCACGTTCACTCCTGAGAACGGTCGCACCGAATTAGTCATCGGCTTTATGGACAACCCAAGCTCAGCGCAGACGTGCATGAATGTCGGCTGGGATGATGCCCCACACCTGAATGAAAAGGTTAAGGCTGAGCTTCTGGCTTCCTTCCCTGCTCATCAGCGCGACATGCGAACAAGGGGTATCCCGATGCTTGGACATGGCCGCATTTACGACATGCCAGACGATGCGATCATGTGCCAGCCCTTCGCTTGTCCAGATCACTTCTTCGTCATCAACGGGCAAGACTTCGGGTGGGATCACCCGCAAGCACACATTCAACTTTGGGACGATCGTGACGAGGACGTTATCTACGTTGCTCATACGTGGAAAGCCAGAGAGAAGAAAGCTGACGAAGCCTGGAGGCTTGTTAAGTCGTGGGCGAAAGACGTACCCGTTGCATGGCCTCACGATGGTAACCAGCACGAGAAAGGCGGCGGACAGCAACTCAAGCTTCAGTACAAGGCTGAAGGGTTCTCAATGCTTGGTGAGCACGCAACTTGGCCTGATGGAAACTACAAGGTTGAGCCTGGCATTCATGAAATTCGAGAACGCATGCTGGATGGCAAGTTCAAGGTGTTCAGTACATGCCCTGAGTTCTTCGAAGAGTTCCGCATGTACCACCGAGATGAGAACGGCAAAATAGTCGCAATCAATGATGACGTCCTGTCAGCCGTTCGATACGCCTACATGATGCGCCGCGCCGCTAAGCAGATGTTCAAAATCAAAAAGCCACGCGAGAAAGTTAAATTCGCCGCGGCTGAATACAACCTATTTGGAGACTGACATGGGTATCGAAACCGCCGCGCTTGCATCGTACGCAGCCATAGCAGCCTCTGCTGTTGGAGCCGGTACTGCTATCTATTCCGCAACTCAGAACAAGACTCCCAGCGTGAAAGATGCGCTGCTTCCTGGCACTGACGCAGCGACAACTCAGGCCGACGACCTCCTTCGTAAGCGCTCCAGACAGGGTGTGAATGCCAATATCCTTAGCGGAAGCAGTGGTGCAGGTAATCCCGGAACTACCTCAACGGGGCAAAAAAGCTTATTAGGCGGTTGAAATGAGTGACCAAGACATGAGTCAGGAAGAACTGCTTAATCAGATACTGCGTGACCAGTCCACGATGGAAGTTTGCCGCAAGCCATGGGAGATGCATTGGCAAGAAGTGGCCGAGCGCTGCCTGCCTCGCGGCGCTGACTTTGTTGGTGAGATTCGAAACGGCCAGAAGAAATCAGAGAAGGCTATCGACTCCACGCCTATTTTGGCCTTGGAGCGATTCGCTGCCGCTGTTGAATCAGTAGTTACACCTCGCACACAAACATGGCACGGGCTTCAGAACGAACGCTTTGCTGATGATAATGAGGTGCAGGAATATTACGAAGAGCTAACTCGCATCCTGTTTCGACTCAGGTATGCACCTGCCGCCAACTTCGCCAATCAGCAAAGTGAAAACTATGTCTCAATCGGCGCGTTCGGTAATGGCTGCGTATTCGTTGATGAGTTGCCCGGCAAAGGCATGCGGTACATCTGCTATCACCTGAGAGAAATCTTTTTCGAAGAGAACTATCAGGGCGTGGTTGATTTGGTTCACCGCAAGTTCAAATTGACAGCCCGTCAGGCCGTGCAGCAGTTTGGCAAGGATAAGCTGCCTGTCGCCGTGCAGCGCGCATCAGAGCAGACGCCGCTCGCTAAGTTTGATTTCATCCACAGGGTTAGCCCTAACGATGAAGTCAAATACGGAGCTACCGGCGAACCAGTTGCTGGCCCAGATGGGATGCCGTGGAAATCAATCTATATCTGCATGACGGACAGAAAGATTGTACGCACTGGCGGCTACCACACAATGCCGTATTGCATCGCGCGTTATTACAAATCGCCTGGTGAAGTGTACGGTCGCGGTCCGGGGATGACGGCTCTACCAGACATCAAAGTCCTTAACGAGATGAACAAGGAAACGTTAGTTGGTGCGCAACTTGCCAACCGTCCGCCAGTCCTCGTTTCTGATGATGGTGCGTTAGAGTCGTTCTCTCTCGTGCCGGGCAGTATCAATTCAGGGGGAGTCAGTAGTAACGGAAACGCGTTAGCAATTCCATTCGCCACGGGTGCCCAGCCGAATCTCGGCCTTGAGATGATGGACCAGAAGCGGCAACTGATTAACGACATTTTCCTGGTTACTCTGTTTCAGATTCTGGTTCAGAACCCTCAGATGACGGCCACGGAGGCTATGCTGCGCGCTCAGGAGAAGGGGCAGATCTTAGCTCCAACCATGGGGCGCATTATGTCTGAGCAGCTCGGTCCGATGATTGAGCGCGAAGTAGATATTTGTGCGCGCATGGGACTGTTCCCTGAACCTCCTCAGCAATTAATTGATGCTGGGATGGAGTTCGATATCGACTACAAATCGCCGCTGGTGAGAATGCAGCGCGCTGATGAGGGAGCCGGTATTGCGCAGACTCTACAGTTGGCAACATCGCTGGCACAGTTCGACCAGAGCGTTCTTGGATTGATTAAGACGGGCGACGTGCTGCGAGACTTTGCTGATATCAACGGCATGCCGCGCTCTCTGCTTCTGGACAAGGAAGAAGAGCAGCAAATGAAACAGGCTCAAGCTCAACAAGCTCAGCTCAATAACCTGGTTCAGGCCGCGCCAAATATCGCGACAGCTGCTGACAAAATGGCTTCAGCGCAACAGAAAGCAAACTCCCCACTCCCTGCACCGCAATAACGAGAAACCGACTAAATGAGCAGATTCATTCTGAGGCGTACGCACGCCTTTCGGGCGGTATTCGGCTTGCCCGGTGAAAGGACAAGAGATCAGGAAGTGGTGCTCAAGGCGCTCGCTGAATTCTGTCGCGCTAACCGCTCCAGCGTAATCGTCTCGCCGGTTCATAAGCAGATAGACCCGCTGGCTACATGCGTAGCTGAGGGGCGGCGTGAGGTGTTCAACCGGATTTCACAATTCATTCATTTGGATCAAGACGAACTGATTCGAATCATTAACGAGGCCGAGAAACATGACGACTGAGACAACCGCTGCTGCGACTATTGAAACGGCAGCATCCACAACAGAGACGCCAGCCACGCAGCAAACTACTGAATCGGCAGCGGGAACATCATTGCTTGGCGGAGATACAACCACTACGCAAGCAGCAGAGCCATTCCTAGCCGCGTTGCCACAAGAAGGCGATGCAGACGGTTGGAATGCCGTGTACACCAAGCTCGGGCGCCCTGAAACGGCTGAAGGCTATGAACTTCCTCTGCCAGAAGGTGACACCGGTGAATTCGCAAAACAGACATCAACCTGGATGCATGAAGCTGGCCTGAACAAACAACAAGCTCAGGCGCTCGCTACCAAGTGGAACGCTCATCAAGCCCAGCAAGCCGAAGCGCTCAGTGCTCAGCGTGAAAAACAAATCGGCGACGACATTGCATCCATGAAACAGGAATGGGGTGCCAAGTTCGACGAGAACGCATCTGTAATCCAGAAAGCGGTCAAAACATTCGCGCCTCCTGAATTCATCGAAATGATTGATAAATCAGGCTTAGTGAACAACCCAGCAATTGCAAAGATGTTCCTGAAAATCGGTTCAGCGATTTCAGAGGATCAACTTGTCAGTAACCAGAAAGGCTCACCTCAAAGCGGTGAGAAATCAATAGCAGACCGCCTTTGGGGCTGAACTACAAATCAATATTGGAGATTTATAAATGGCTACATTATCTGGCAAGGTAACTTTGCTCGACGTTGCAAAGTCCTTTGATCCTGATGGTAAGGCGGCGGCTATCGCTGAACTGCTGTCTCAGGAAAATGAAATGCTTTTGGACATGCCGTGGTATGAAGGCAACCTGCCTACCGGTCACCGCATCACTACCCGCACCGGCCTGCCGGATGTCATCTTCCGTAAGCTGAATGGCGGTGTTCCACCAAGCAAAGCAACCACTGCGCAGCTTGATGAAGCATGCGGCATTCTGGAAGGGCGCTCTGAAATTGACTGTGACTTGGCCGACCTGAACGGCAACACCAGTTCATTCCGGCTGTCTCAGGCTAACGCTTTCATTGAAGCGATGAACCAGACGATGCAGAACACCGTGTTGAATGGCGACACAGACGTGACGCCAGAAGGTTTCCTTGGCCTGTCCAAGCGCTTTAATGCGGCACCAACCAACTCGACCGGCGCGGCCACCAAGGTCAACGTCATTGATGCAGGCGGTACAACTAACCTGACATCTGTGTGGTTGATCGGTTGGGGTGAAAACTCAGTATGCGGCATCTTCCCGAAAGGTTCTGCTGCTGGCCTGACCCATGAAGACCTCGGCAAAATTGATGCGTTCGATTCAGTCAATAACCGCTTCCGTGCGTATGGCGACCTGTACAAATGGAAGTGTGGCATTGCGATGAAGGACTGGCGTTATGTAGTTCGTATCGCAAACATCGACACGGTAGCGCTGACCAAGAACGCATCTGCCGGTGCTGACCTGATCGACCTGCTGACTCAGGCATTGGAAAAGATCCACAGCCTGACCGGGGTAACCCCTGCGTTCTACGCTAACCGCACCATTCGCGGCTTCCTGCGCCGCCAGAACGTGAACAAAGTGGCAGCCGGTACACTGCAATATGAAATGGTTGGCGGTAAACCCGTCACCATGTTTGCAGAGGTTCCATTCCGTCGCGTTGACGCGCTGACCAACTCTGAAACACGCATCGTTTAAGGGGCGACAAATGTACGTAGATAAATATGCTGAGTTCTCGGACTCGCAAGCAGTAACAGCAACCGCCATTTCAACGAACGTCATGGACTTAAATCCAGCATTCAAAATTAATAGCGGCGGCGTTGATATTGGCACTGGGCAGGACGTTTATCTGGTTGTTCAGGCTGATGCAGCGGCGACAGCAGCAGGCGCAGCGACAGTTGTGTTGACGCTTGAATCTTCCGCTGCCGCTGGTCTGACAAGCTCCACAGTTCACTACACAAGTGCAACCTGGCAGTTAACAGACCTCACCGCAAACAAAACGCTGGTGGCTGTAAAGTTACCGAGCGGCACATACCTGCGTTATGTTGGCGTGCGCTACACCGTATCAACCGGTCCTTTAACGGCTGGCTCATTCTCGGCATTCCTCACCACTGACATTCAAGCGTATCGCGCATACGCACGAAACTACGTGGCTTAATCGTCTGGATCACAAAGGGGCTTCGGCCCCTTTTTTATTTGGTGAAATATGGCTACCAAGATAATCGTCATAAACCGAGCTTTGGTGAAGTTGGGTGCTGAGCGCTTGATGAGCGAGACAGACAACAACAAAGCAGCACGAACAGTCGAAGCGATTTATGACGGCTTGCTTGAAACCCTGCTGCGCACTTACCGATGGGCGTTCGCCATTAAGCGAGTGAAGGTCGGAGCATTAGCAGAGGCGCCTGAGTTCGGCTACACATTGCAATACCAGCTTCCCTCTGACTTCCTTCGAATGGATGAAATCCGTGATGGGTCGATGCTTCCGATTTGGCATTGGTACTGGATGCGGTCTGCTGAACCTCAGTGGCAGATTGAAGGCCGGAAGATACTGACCAATATCGAAGCTCCGCTACATCTCAGATACGGCTCAAATGCCACTGACCCATCGCAATGGGACTCGACTTTCGTTGAGGCTTTCGCGTGCCTTCTTGCGTTTGAAATGTGTGAGTCAATCACTCAGTCATCCACCAAGAAGCAAACGGCAGGGCAAGATTTTGACGCGGCAATCAAGGCAGCTCGTTCTGCGAGCGCAATTGAACGGCCTCCTATTCAGCAGCAGGAAACTTCCTGGTTCACGTCGAGGTTGTAATGCCATCTACTTCTCCATCAATCAACAGCTTCAACGCCGGTGAATTCTCCCCGCTGATGATGGGGCAGACCAACTTTGAGAAATGGTCTTCCGGCGTTAAGTCGATGCTTAATTTTATCCCTCGCTCTCAGGGGCCAGCAGAGCGCCGTGCGGGGACGTATTTTGTTAGTGAGATTAAAGACTCTGGCAACAAGGTGTGGTTGGCAAAATTCGAGTTCAATACAACGCAGGCATTCATCCTTGAGTTCGGCCCGTATTACATTCGCTTCTATTCAGATCACGGTGTCGCATTGAATTCGGGCGGTGGGGCTCTGGAGGTATCTACTCCATACTCTGCTGATGACCTGACAAATGATGATAATGGGTTCGGGCTCTCCATGGTGCAAAGCGGCGATGTCATTTACATCTGCTGCCACACCGGCGATCAGCCGCCATATAAACTAAGCCGCAACTCCAACACAGACTGGACGCTCGCTGCATTTGATTATGCAGCTGCTCTTGGGCCATTCGACAGCACCAACTCATCCAGAACAAAAACCGTTTATACGGACCAGTTTAGAATCTGGTCATCGGATGGTGCAGACAGGCCAGACGGTACGCCGACAACTACAAGCTTATGCACGATCACTTCCAACACAGCCATATTTGAATCTGGTCATGTCGGCGGACTTTTTTATATTGAGGCGAGTACCGATAAGGTTCCCGATAACGGCACGGGGCACAATGGGTACATACCCGGATGGCAAGCAGGCACAACAGAGACATTTGAGCCAGGCGTATTTTGCCGTAGTGATGGCAAGTATTACGAGAGCATGGACGGGACCAAGACGGGTTCGACTCAGCCGGACTGGACTGCTGGTGCGCATCAGGACGGGTACACTCTTTGGAGATATTCGAATGGCGGGTGGGGAGTTATTCAGATCACCTCCGTCACAAGTTCAACGGTCGCTGTTGGTAAAATACTTTCTGAGTTACCGCCAAGCGTGCTGAGCACAACAGGGAAAACTTTCAAATACGCTTTCGGTGACTGGTCTCCTAAAATGGGGTTCCCGACGAAAGTCGCTTTCTACAAAAACCGGCTGGTGTTTGCAGCGCGCGGCAAGCTTTGGTTTTCGGTTGCCTCTGATTACGAAAACTTTACGCCGATGACAGATGGCTATGAGGTTCAGACAGACGACGCAATCAACGTACAAATTGAGGCTGACTCAACCAATACAGTTCAGTGGCTAACGCCTGGCTCTTCCTTGCTAGTTGGCACTGCCGGTGCAGAGCATGCATGTTCACCATCAACTACCACATCGGCCTTTGGCCCGAACAATATTCAGATAACCAAAGAGTCAGTGTACGGCTCTACTGGTGTGAACGCGGTTCAGGTTGGCTCTACTTCAATGTTTGTTCAGCGCGCTGGTTGCAAGGTGAGAGCTGTACAGGCCGACTTCGAAAGCGGGTCATATAGTTCAAGCGATTTAACAGTGCTTGCTGAACACATCACCAGAGCTGGTGTAGTTGATATGGCATGGCAACAGGAACCGGATTACGTGCTGTGGGTTGTGTTGTCAGATGGATCTCTGGTGGCGATGACCTACAACGATGAGCAAAAGGTCACGGCATGGCATCGTCACGATCTGGATGGTTATGTGGAAGCGGTTTCTTGCATTCCAGACCCCAATGGAATTCGCGATGATCTGTGGCTTGTAGTCCGGCGCACAATCAACGGCGTCACTAAGCGCTATGTAGAGTTCCTGCACGCTGCATGGGACGCTGCTACAGAGAGTTTTGCTCAGGCTTATTACGTTGACTGTGGGCTTACATATGATGGTATCCCTGTCACAAGCGTGTCTGGGTTAACGCATCTTGAAGGCATGACTGTTTCAGTTACTACTGACGGCGCAGCTCATCCAGATCAGGTTGTAAGTGGCGGCTCCATATCACTGGAATGGGAGTCTTCCATTGTTCACGTGGGACTTCCATACACCTCAGAGGTTGTGACATTGCCATTGGAAGCCGGTGGAACCTCTGGAACATCCCAGGGTAAAACCAAGAGGATTAGCCTTCTGACTTTGCGGTTCGTTAACACGTTGGGCGGGAAGACTGGGCAGGAGGGCGGCTTAGATTTGGATGTTCTCGAAAGCCGTGACTACTCAGACTTGATGGACAACCCGCCAACACCATTCACTGATGACCGAGATATAGAGTTCCCAGGTGGCTATAGCACAAACGCCTGTATCCGGATTGTGCAAGACCAGCCACTGCCGATGACACTAGTTGCCATCTATCCACGAGCATGGACATCTGGCGAATGAAAATAATCCCCTACGAACCCCGGCACCTTCTTGAAATTGAGCCTCAAAAAAGTCAGGAGTCTCTGGAAAGGACTCAGGAGCGCGCAGAACAACTTGCGACATATCAAAGCTTCACTGGTGTTATTGATGGGCGAGTGGTTGCCATTGGTGGATTGGTTGAGCTTAATCCAATCAGAGCCTATCTCTATCTCATTGTTACTGGCGACATTCCTCATCAATGGACTCAGCTGTACCGTTCTGCGCGAAGGCTCATTAACGCAGGTCTCACTGATTACATCCGGTTAGAAACGCTATCTGCTTTCCCTGAGGCTGACAGATGGCTTGAGCTTATCGGGTTCAAGTATGAAGGGACGATGAGGCGTGCTGGTCCTGATGGGTGTGATGCGAAAATGTACAGCATAGTGAGGGATTAAATGCAATTTACACAGGCAATATCAAACAATCCCGCCGCTTGGGCTTCCGCTTCTTCATCAGCGCTAAACAGTGCTGGCACGATTGCTCAGGGGTTCAATGCGTCGAACAACAGCAACTACAACGCTGCATTGCTTACTCAGCAAGCAAAGACGGTTGCGCTACAAACTGGTTCGCAGACCTCCCAGATTAGGCGTCAGGGCTCTCAAGTCCTTGCTGACCAGTCCGCTGGTTTTGCAGATAACGGAACGGGAACTGGCGGAAGCAATGCTGCACTTCAACGTTCAACTGCGATTGATACAGAAACTGATGCGATGAATGCTGACTACAACGGACGATTGCAAATCGCGGATATTAACAACCAGGCCACTGCTCTGCGCGCGACTGCAAAAGCTCAGAAGCCGGGTCTCATTAGCTTGCTCGGCGGCGTCAATAGCGCAGTGGGCAGTTATTACAATACTTCATCATTAGTCAAACGGTAGGGCGATAATGGCAAAGATTCCGGTTTATCAAAGTCAGGTAGGGATTCGCGCTGGCGGTCCATCACCGGTCAATCTTCCAACCGAAAGCACCGATACAAAACTTTTGCAGAGCGGCGTTAATTCTTTCGCTGATGCTGCTATCAGGCTTCAGCAGCAGCAGAATTCTGTGCGCGGAACGCAGTACATGACGGATTTCGTCAATTCGCAATCAGCTCTTGGGCAAGATTTGAATAATGCGCAGAACCAGTCAAAAGATGGGATAGATTACATTCCTGCCGCCCAGCAACTCATCAAGCAGCATCAGGATGATTTCTTTTCCCAGCATCCCGGGCTTAGTGACACGGAGAAACAGGACTACACATTACGGTGGGCTCAGTCTCGTGGTCAGCTTGAGAATCAGGCTATTAACTGGGGACAGGCTCAAGCCAAACAAATTCAAGTTTCCAATCTGAATGACAGCGCTTCAGCAGTCGGCAATGCGATCCTCCAAGACCCTAACGCCGCCAAGTCATTGGCCGTTGCTCACTTGCAAGCCATTGACCAGAGCGATCTCGACCCAGCAACCAAAGCAGAAATAGCAAGCAGGTCGCGCAACATGTGGGCGCTGTCTGCTGCGCAGTATGGTATCCAGAAAGATGCACAACATGTTATTGACCAGCACGGCACGTTTCAGGCCGCACAGTCAACCGGTGCGGCTGACGGGTCAACGCTTCCATCTGACTCACCTGGGGATTTGGCTACCAGGCAGAATAACCCGCTGAACATCCGATTCTCCTCAGATAACAACTGGGCTGGAAAGGGTGGGGATAATGGCAGTGGATTTGAGCAATTCGACACTGCTGATCACGGGTTTCGCGCCGGAATAAAATTGATGCGCCACCACATCAATAACGGCAATGACACTCTATCTTCGCTTATAAACAAATGGTCTCCTGCGGGAGACAACAATAATCCAGTTCAGTATGCGCAATTCGTTAGTCAACAGACCGGGATCCCAGTTGATGCGAAGTTGGATCCAAACAACCCACAGCAGATGACAACCATTGCGAAGGCCATGGCTAACCAGGAAGGCTATAACGCACCGGTTAGCGATGATCAATTAGGCAGAGCATGGAACTCTCAATCAGACCCCAACCAACTAGCACCGGGTGTTCCTTGGGGGCAGTTAAGCCCGCAACAGACGAACAGCGTTATCAACCAGGCTCAGGCTAAGGTTGACCAGCAGAACACGCAGCGCCGCATGCTGATGCAGGAACAGATGAGAAATGACTCAGCGTTAATTGAGTCTGGCAATCCTGTAGCAAACCCTATTGGTCATGAGCAATGGATGAGCACCGCTCCCCATGATGCAACGCCGGAAGAATTGACACTTCTGGACAAGCAATATCAGCAGTATGCATTGCTCAATCAACTCCAGCCCATTTATTCCGACATCAATACAAAGTCGGCAGGGGAGGGGCTGGCTTCTGTTCAGAGCATAAAGCCAGACGGAACTGAAGACGATTTTGCTTTTAGGCAGCAACGTTATCAGCAAGCCGTACAGAAATATCAGCAAGTGATAGGCGCTCGCGAGAAAGACCCCGGCGGCTGGCTGTCTCAGAACTCTCCAGATGTTAAGGCTGCATATCAGGTTTATCAGCAAGACCCTTCTCAGGGCGCTCAGTTGGCTCAGGCAATCATGGTCGATAAGTCGCGCTTAGGAATAAAAAATAAGGACATACTCCCAGACTCATTAGCCGACGGAATCTTGCAGCAAATCGACACCAGTAAAGAGCAAAGCGTCACGGCTATTCAGAATGTTGCTGGTCAGTTTGGTTCCTATGCGGATCAGGTTATGCAGCAAGTTCAGAAGAAAGCGGGGCCAGCTCTGCAAGTCGTTATGGCTACAGGAAATCCACGCTCAGCTAATGCGTTGTGGCAAAACCGTAACGTGAAGACGGCAGATTTAAAAGAGGCCATCAACACGAATAATAAAGGTTCATCTGACAATGCTGATACCGAGTGGGCTGGTCAGTCGAGTGACTTCGCCTCAACGATGGTTCATCAGCCTGGCGGTGTTGGGGTATGGAATAATTTCAATGAGCAAGGTAGGCGACTAACGTATCTCAATATCCAAAAAGGAATGAGTCCAAATGATGCGGCCAAACAAGCCTATCAGGATGTTCTTGGCTCTCAGTACCAAACGCAAGGCTCCTGGCGTTTGCCGGTCAAATATGGTTTGGACTTGAGTGATGTGCGAGATGGTGCGAGCCATTATCTGGATAACATTCAGGCAGATCAAATCATGGCTCTCCAAGGCGATCCACGGCTGGGCGACGAGGTAAACCGTCAGCAAAGCCTTTCTAGAATCAAAGATAGTGCGGATTGGGTAACCAATGCTGATGAGACAGGGCTTCTACTTACGCTCAATGGCCTTGTGGTTAATGACAAGAACGGCAACCCAATTACGCAAAACTTCAATGATCTTTCGAAACTGGGTCAGCAGAACCGAGGCATCTTTAACTCTGTGGGCAAGTTCTTATCTACGCCGACAAAATTTGATGCAGACAAAGGCGGCATGACGCCAGAGCGCGCTTTGTTCGGCGATAACTTCCAGAAAGGGGTGCAGCGTTGACGATTTACACACAAGACCCCGGGCAGGGGATTAACCAGCCAATAGGTAACGCCCCATCCGGACTTGGTGAATCGCTCTCCGCTACGTTTGTTCAGGGGTTAGACGAGGGGCCATTTAATTCATCACTGAGAATGAACAGGGCTTATGGTGAGTTGAATGACCCTGCGTCAGCCATGGTTCCTAAATCACAAGCTGATGCCACGTTAAAGCAGTACGGCGTAAAGAGTATCAACATTCCTGATGAGGGCGTTACTCAGACCTATCTTGATAACGTTGTTTCAAGCAGGAAGGATACGTTAGCAAAGCAACAGATCGCTTCAGCAGCTCCATCAGGTTTTGTTGCCACACCGCTAAATGTTTTGGCTAATCTGGCGGGAGCAATGGCAGACCCCGGCAACCTGGCTATCGGGTTAGTACCTTTCGCGGGGGAAGCAAAGGCTGCAACATTGCTCGGAAGGGCTGGCGAGCGTTTCATTCAGGGTGCCGCAATGGGTGGCCTGCAAACAGCTGTAACCTTGCCAACCACGGCCATGGCTGCGGCAGCCGAGGGGGATGACTTCACCCTTGGCAACGCGATGGAGAATCTGATTTATGGCACCATTGGTGGCGGGGCTCTTCATGCCGGTGGCGGCGTAATCGCTGATATTGTTCGCGGGAGGCGCACTCCTGCAACTACCGAGTCACCACTTGAAACATCTACCAGAAATGATATTGGCAATCAGCCTGAAGTTTCCAGTAACGCCGCCCCTTTAACTCGCGAAGTTACACAATCAGATACTGCCACACCATTCCTTGATGAAACGATTGCGAAAGAAGCCGACAACTATGCCTACAGCAGAGCATACGATGACGTCATTCCTGATTATCAGCAGTCCTTGAATGAGCTTCAGCAGGGAAAGGTTGGTAATGTTGCCGACCTTCGATCGGAAATGGCAGCCAACGAACACGCGGCAAGTCAGTTGGATGCAACACTTCAGTCGAGAACAGCACAATACCAACAGCAGAGGTTGAAATACCGCGAGGCGCGTCAGCGTGCGTTGTCAGACATAGAAGGCGAAAAGCAATCGCTAAATTCCCGCAACGCTGAGATTCAGCAGAAATTGGATGGCAATGCCGCCGCAGAAAAAGCGACCGGTGAGTTAGCGGCAATTGACCGCGGCGAGATACCCGATGCACTTGCGAAAAACATTGATGAGCGTGCCGGGCAAATAAAGTCAGGGCTTCAGCAAACATCCCTGGCAAGAGGAGTTAAAACTGCCGCACAGAAAATTGATTCCGCAAACTGGGTGCAAAGAGAAAACGCTTTTCGTGCCGGACTCTCTCACATGCTTCAAGGTAAATCGCCAGACATCGAACCATTCTTTGACCTCACATCTCCGGAGCTTCGCGAATCCTCTATGGAACAAATTCGTAAAGGCCCAAGAAGTGATGCAGAGCCATCAACGGCAAACGCAAGCAAAGAAGCGGAATCTGATTATCAGAGAACAAATCGTGAAGATGCAGATCTGCAAAATGCTCAGGAAGACTTCGAAGCAGAAATGAACCTTGCTCGTAGCCGGGTTGATGAGTTGGACTCAGCGGAGCTTCGTGAGGCGCTGGGAGAAATTCAGAAACAAGCTAACGATGAAAGCCTTGTTAAAGGGTATCAGGAATATGCAGCCTGTATGCTCAGGAGAATGTAATGGCTAACCAGTTTCTTACCCAGTGCGAACAGGCAGTAAATAAGGCCGCAGGACGCGAACTTTCCGAGCAGGAAATGGAAACTTTGGTTCGCGATATGGAGACCACAGTAAAGCGCATTCGGGCAGAGAATGAAGGCATTTCATTGGAAGATGCTGCCTTGCGTGCAGCTAATGAACTGGGTAATCAGGAAAAGCTTGCGTCAGTAATTGAGGCAAGAAACAAAGCTTTGAACACTCGCATTGCGGCTGAAAGGCTTTCATTTCTGCGCAACAGCTTCCCTGACAATCCGGATATCGGGCTATCGGCAATTCTTGTTGGGCGCAACGAGGCCAGAACTGGCAGCCGCGCATCTGTATCTTCAGAGCAATTTCAGCTTCGTTCAAAATATCTTTCAGGTCTTAATTACGATTTAGAGCAGGCTGATGTTCTGAAGTTTTTAGCGGCGGGAACCAATGATTCAGAAGTCGCTGATGCAATGTGGAAACTCGGGAAGGGTGAGCCTACTTCAGGGCTGCGTGCTGAGTCAGTTAAGATTGCTGAAATCATCACAAAGTGGCAGGAGTCATCTCGGATAGATGCTAACAAATCAGGGGCGTGGATACGTAAGATGCCAGGGTATATCGCCCGCCAAGGCCACGACATGATGAAGATTCGCGCTGCCGGTTATGATGTATGGAAAAAATCTATCCTGCCGAGATTAGATCCAGCAACTTTCGACGGCGTTGCTGACAGGGATGCTTTTTTGCGTAACGTTTACGATGGGCTGGCATCTGGGGTGCATTTGGCTTCTGAGAAACCTGACTGGATGAAAGGCTTTAAAGGCTCACAGAATATTGCACGACGAACCAGTCAGGAGCGCGTCCTGCACTTTAATGATGGAGTGGCATGGCACGAGTACAACCAGCAATACGGCGTTGGTAGTCTGAGGGAGGCAATATTTGGCGGACTGGAATCATCCGCTAGAAACACAGGCCTTATGCGCGTTCTGGGAACCAACCCTGAGAATATGCTCAATTATCTCGCAGATAGCATTTCTAATGATTTGCGCGGCAATGAGAAAGGGCTGAGAGCATTTACTGACGCGCGCCGCAGCCAGATCAAAAGCCAGATGGCGGAAGTTACCGGCACAACAAATATCCCTGGGTCAACGGCTCTTGCAAGATTCGGATCAACCACCCGAGCTGTGGACTCAATGATAAAGCTCGGTGGTGCGCTTATATCGTCATTCAATGACCTTGCAAGCAATGCGCTGGAGTTGCGCTATCAAGGGAAGAGCTTCCCGCAGGCGCTGACAGAATCTATTCAAGGCAGGCTGAAGCGTTACTCCGCCCCCGAGCAAAAGAAGATTCTAAGTTCACTTGGCGTTTATGCTGACTCAATGCGTGAAGAGATTCTTCAGCGCTTCTCTGGTGACGTAACGTTGCCGGGGAAAGTGTCACGACTTCAGCGACAGTTTTTCAAGTTGAATGGCCTGAACTGGTGGACTGATGCGTCCCGCAACACTACAGCCACCATGATATCCCATTGGCTTGCTGACAACTCAGGGTCGCCGCACGCGACGCTTAACGGTGATTTGAAACGAGCGCTCGACCTTCATGGCATCGGTGAGGCCGAGTGGAACATATACCGGCAGATGGATTTGAACGGCTCTGAAGGGCGTAAGTTCATGACACCTGACGGCATCGATTCAATACCCGATGATGTCATTGCCAAATACGTTTCAGATCGCAACGTCAACGTGAATGAAAAAAGCCTACAGGCAGGCAGGGAACAGCTTGCCGACAAGTTGCGAGGCTATGTGCTTGACCGCGTCATGGTTGCCATGACAGAGCCAACAGCACGCACACGAGCATTAATGAAACAGGGAACTCAGCCTGGAACCGTTGAAGGTGAATTGCTTCGGTTTATAGGCCAGTACAAGTCATTTACCGCATCATTCATGCAGCAAGCTTTAGGCCGTGAGGTATTTGGCCGAGGCTACACACCAGTACCAATAGGACAAAGTCGCTGGGGCAGTCTGACAAATGCACTGTTCAAAAGCGGGAAGGGTGAAATGGTGGGGCTTGCGCATCTGTTTCTCTGGATGACCACCTTTGGTTATCTGTCGATGCAGACGAAGCTAATGCTGAAAGGGCAGACTCCACGCCCTGCGGATGGGAAAACATTCCTTGCTGCGGCAGCTCAGGGTGGAGGCTTGGGGATTTTCGGTGATTTTATGTTTGGCGAGGCTAACCGTTTTGGTAATGGGCCAGTAAGTTCTCTGGCCGGTCCAGTGGCTGGAAACCTTGATGAACTGGTGACACTGTTCCAGAAGGCGCGCTCCGGCGATGCTAAGGCAGGCGACGCATTCCGGTTCGGTGTTGATCACACCCCATTTATAAACCTGTTTTGGGCGCGACCGCTGCTGAACGGATTAATCCTTAACCAGCTTCAGGAGTCAATGTCGCCGGGATCACTAAATCGCTATGAGCAGAACATCAGGAAGAATCAGGGTAATGATTTCCTGATCCCCCCTTCACAATTCATGCTCGGCAGATAAGTCTATTTAAATGTCCGCCAATCCAGACAATGAAGGACATTGAGTAATATGCCCAAGCAAACAGCAATACCAGCGAAGGCCCCACCAGAAGCCCCCACCAGTAGAGATATGGAATTGAAATAAGCGACATAACTACCGCAACAATTGCAGTTATCTCTACATCTGAAGACTGAATATTTCTCATCACACCTCTTACCGCAGATTACCTGTGGTGATCACGCTCGCCCGGAGAAAGGCAGATGACTGTTTCATCCACCCAAAGTTACGTCGAGTATAACGCAGACGGTACGACCACGGCTTTTACCATTCCCTTTTATTTCCTGCTTAACAGCGACATTTCAGCAATGATCTCCGATTCATCAGGAAATATCAGTGAGCCGGTTAATGGCACTGATTTTACCGTCACTGGGGCAGGAGACAGCGGAGGTGGGTCGATCACTTTCGGCACTGTTTCCGCGACAGGGAATACCATCCTAATTTACCGAAACCCACCAGTCACTCAGGAAACAAAGTACTACGAGAACGGCAAATTCCCAGCTTCTTCTCACGAAGCGGCGCTGGATAAACTGACCATGCTAATTCAGGAATATGGTTGGCGCTTCGACACATTATCTCTGAAAAAACCCAGCATCTTCGCTAGCTATTACGACGCCCTCAATAATCGCATCAGTAACCTCGCGGACCCAGTCACTGATACTGATGCGGTAAATAAACGATACGTCGCAAGCCAGGTGGCAGATTTCAAGGATTACGTAGATAACGAAATTGCAGAAGAAGCCGGAGAACGTCAAGCAGGCGACTTAGCTTTAGAGCAATTAATCAGTGAAGAAACTACTGCCAGACAAAATGCAGATGCGAATATCCAAGAGCAACTTATCGGCAATGTTCCTCTGGAGGCATCAGCATTCTCACCTATCTCTTGGCATAAACAAACAATAGATAACAGCGTTGAAATTCCAGACAACATGAATGCTTGGTCATTCGGTCCAACCATGACGATATCAAGCGGTCAGTCGGTCACCATCCCAGAAAATAGCTACTGGACGATTGCAGATGGGCAACTCGTGTCAGCATCCGGAACCAACGTCGACTACGGCGAACTTTAAGGAATCAACATGGCAGCATCATTGCAGTTAAAGGGCGGCACTGCCGCGAAAGTCGCAGCTTACACACCGCTCGCTCGTGAAGTAGTAATCGACACTGAAAACTATCGGCTTGTTATCGGTGATGGGACAACCGTTGGAGGTAAGCCTTTGGCTGTTTCATCGGCTGCAACATGGACAACCGCAAGAACACTTTCATTCACAGGGGCAGCAACTGGATCTGGAAGCGTGGACGGGTCTACAAACGTATCAATCGCACTGACTCTTGGAGCAGTAGACCTTGGCGTACTTCCTTAAGGTGAGCCCATGGCAAATTCTATTCAGATAAAAAGAGGCGTCACGGCAAAAGTATCAGCCTATACACCGTTATCTGGTGAGTTGGTTCTTGATACTACAACTAACAAGCTTTACGCGGGAGACGGTACTACAGCAGGCGGCAATCAGATTGTAGCGAGCAAGAAGGGCGTGACTGACGCATCAAGTGCGTCCACAGGAGAAGTTGGCGAGGTTATACAGGTAACAACAACAGCCACCGCAAATGCTTCCTCGGCAGCGGTTAATGCCGCACAAATAACTTTGACGGCTGGTGATTGGGATGTCGGCGCGGTGATTAAGCTTAACTCTTCGTCGGCGCCCTACAGTGTTTTTGTTGCAGGACTTAATACTTCATCCGCCACACAACCAAGCTTTCCTAATGCAGTGCAATTAAATTTGCCCACAAGTGCAACAACTCAGCAGGCTCCTGTCCCATCTGTTCGGTTTAATGTTTCTGCAAGCACCACCATATACCTTGTCGCCCTCGCAGTATTTGCATCCGGAACATCAACAGTTGATGGATATATCCGCGCGCGTCGCATTCGCTAAGCAAAGGAAATAAACAATGAGTACATTAGTAGTCGATACGCTGAGAACTAATGACGGGTCAACGTCAGTGGATGTTAATAAAATACCCCAGTTCATAAATGCAGAATACTTTGGCGTAAAGTTTGACGGAGTGACTGATAACACAGCGTCGCTTCAACTAGCTCTGAATGAAGGGCGTAAGATTCTACTCCCAGAAGGCGTGGGTATTACTGGCCCTCTGACATTTATGCCAGGGTCTGGTTTTATCGGAAGAGGTATAGGGAAAACCACACTTAAAGCGGCTACTGAAAATCAGGTTAGAATTATTACCATCACAGGTTCTGGCTGCTCTGTTGATGGTATCTCTCTTGTAGGTAAAGGCAACACCATTTATGGTGACTGGAGAAACGGCCTACTCTCTGTTGTAAATGCCACAGATTTTGAAATACGTAATATTCAGATCAACACTGCGCCGAATTTAGGAGCGATGTTTTATAATTGCTCAAAAGGAGTTAAGCGTGGAGTGGTAGAGAACCTGACGGTTATTAATACAGGATGGAAAGGTATTGTAGTCTTCTCTCCATGTTCATCGATTGACTTTTTTAATATCGAGCAATCAGCAAGCGCTGGAAATCATGGTTTTAGCTTCGACCCTTACATTTGGAGCACTCCGATTGCAACTGGCAGCGTTTCAGATATACATATAAATGGGCTGTTCGCACACGACAATACGAATGGGTTTGGCTTGTTTACATTCGGTTTGTTTGCCGGAGGTACGAGCTATGATGATTTTTATTACACATTCACCGAACAGATGGTATCTAATTCAACTTTTCAAAACATCAGGCTTGATAAAAATGTGTCCGGGGCAATTTTAGGAGGCTCAAGATGCAATTACCATAATATCGAGGCATCAGGGAATGGTGGCTCCGGAATGGTAATTAATGGTTATAAATGTAATTATAATCTTATTAACTCATTTGGTAATGCTGTGTATGGCATTGATATGGGAGGTGCCACTTACTGCAACGTAACAAATATAAACCTTAGTGGAAATAATCCCGTTGGGGACTTCTGCATTGCGCTTAATGTTGGTGGGTGCGTGGGTTGCGTCGTGGATGGAGGGGTTATTGCAGGCAATGGCATTAACAATTCAAACTGCACGGCCATTGTTCTCACGGGGAAAGAAGGTGACGGTACTTACGCATATACTCAGAATGGCGGATTTAACCGAATTACAAATCTTTTCTTACAAGGTAGTTCTAATCAGTATGCAATCAGAGCGTGGCGCGGGGATGCCTGTAGTGTAATAGAGAACATAACCATGAGTGGCTTCACTACGACTACAGCCGTTCAGGATAGAACCATTAATACCAATACGCCCGTTACTATTAGGAATATCACGGTGCCCGCTGTTAACTACTCTAATGGGGTGGTCCTTGCGTCGGCTTCAACATTATTGGTTCCTGACCATGCAGAATTTGCATACATAACCGGATCAACTTCAATCACCTCAATAAAAACACAGACCCAGAATGATTTTACCGGAAAGGTAAATGATGTTTTAGTGACTAATGTGGGTAGTGGATATTCACTGAGCGACACCGTTAGTTTCTCCGGTGATGGCTCTGGTGCTACAGGAACCCTCGATATCGGAAGGGGGACTGGGGGTGCTATTGTCTCAGTCATCGTGAATAATCCAGGCAGTGGTTACACCAGTAGCTCGGTGAGCGTAACATCATCAACGGGATCTGGATTTTCGGGGAACGTAATTATTGGGTCAGTAAACTGCAAAGAGAGAGTGTTAACTATTTTCTTTGAGTCTGCTCTCACGATTAATGTGGCTGGGATGAACAGTTCATTCGTTGCCCAAGCCGGAAGTACATTAACTCTTAAGAGAATGCAGAACGGATCGTGGGCTGAGATATCTAGGGCCTATTGATTTTTTTATGGCGGCTTTGGCCGCCACTGTTATCTCCTGAAGCATCTTAAGCACAGAGCTATCAATAATAAGTCTGAAATAAAGAACACTCTAGGTCTCTCTGCATAAATAGCAGGGGAAAGCCCAACCATGACAACAACAGTCATTCCACCAATAATACAAAACAATCCATAACGGAAAAACCCAGAAAGAAAAGAGTAATAAATAATCGTAACGGCAATAACCATAGATATCAGGTATTTTACATAAGTAGAAATGCCACCTATTTTGTCAACGGTTAAAGCATTAAAATCCGTGTTATTGAATATGAAATTCAATGGGTAGATTTTATTTGCAACAAAGAAAATAGCCATGAAAGCGAAAAAGAATGAAACGTATCTGCGTTCACTTATAAAATTTACGTTCCTATTAATTAAAGATGATGCGACTATCGCCACGCAGGAAAAAAACAATAAGTAGTTATTTCCTGCAAGGGTGTGGTTAGCATATGTAGCGAACCCGTGGCTGACCTTGTCAAGCAAGCTAAAGTCAGTGAACTCAAGAAGGAAGTTTTTCTCCACTTCGAATCTCGAAGCGTTCCCTGGTGATGAAAGCCAAACAATAGAAGATGCGATGGGCAACGTAAAAAAGATTAGATGATGCCTGATGTTAGTTTTTTTTATTATTGCATTTAATATTTCATAACCAAAAAATACGAAGAATAAAACTGCTATCTGTTCATTGGAGACTGAGTATGCCATTAGAATGGATGCCGCAATGGAGCATGATTTTTTTCTTTTATAGTATAAAACAATTGAAATCACTGCCGCCGATATAGGAAGGAGGTAGTTGTAAAAACCTGCAATCCAAAGTGCCGCATCATGGAATACATTTTTATTAATGGTGCAAATTGCCAGCAAAGTACAGATGGTTATCATCCATCTATTTCCTTTTGGCAGTGCAATTCTCCCGACAGCCCAAGCCGTTACTAGTGCAGATACTGGTATCATGCACTTCCAAAACAAACTCATCCCAATGGTTAGCACCATTATAGCTTCAATTGGAGATCTCCCAGACCATGTCATATATCTATCATGAAGGAACGCAGCTAATGACGTTTGATCTAGGGCATGCAGAAAATACTGGTCGTCATCAGTCGGTAAAAGATTGACTGATGTAAATAATCTTAAGAAAAAAACCGCCATAATAAACAGCGATAATAGGGTAATATTTTTCTTAAAAAAGTTAATTATTGCAAACATATTTTCCACCGAATAAGCTACCGCTTTCACTTTCAGCGATTATTTGTATTTCAAATTTTTTATCATGAATATCTTTACTGAGAACCTGACTAGATGAGAATCTAGCCACGGATTTTTCGGGAACTCCTATGGCTTTGGCAACATCATAACCACGGGAGCTTTGCGTATGATAGCCATTTTTATTACCTGGAGAGGTGATATAAATTCGTTTTAAAGTAGTATTGTTTTTTATAGCAGCCCAGCCACTAACAAATAAATTACTTTTACTGATAATGCACGTATCAACATGCATTGAAAAATCAGTATTGCTGTATGATATATCACCATCAGGTACGGGGCGAGTTCTGTTGTCGTTTAGATAAAGTGCAACCGTAGCTGTCAAAGCAAGAAGTATAAAGAGAATATATAAATATCTTTGGTTCTTCACCATTACCAAATCCTTAGTAGTTGCCAGCGAAATGCTAACAATATTAACATCTTGATATTAATATTGCAGATGGTATTAGTCAATCACACCAATCCCCTGCCAAAGCTCTCATGGTGTTTAATGCTCACCAAAAACACTGTGATTATTATGCATGCATAACCAGTGCTTGCGTAGGACGCACGATAGCGGATGGAAACTTTCATGCTGAAGAGTGAGTGATTAAGCCTTATCAATCCAGTCAGCCCACCACTGCATCATCTCGCGGCGTTTATCTAAGTACTGAGCATGGTTATATATGCCACGAATGGAATTCTTGTCTGAGTGCGCCAACTGGCGTTCTATCGCGTCATGAGGCCATTCGTTTTCATTTAGAATGGTACTGAACTGATGCCGGAATCCGTGACCACTAGCAAGCCCTTCAAATCCTATTTGGCGAATAACCAATAGCACTGCGTTTTCACTGATTGGCTTCTTTTTATCGTTTCGCCCGGGGAATACGAAATCAGATACTGGCTCTGTTATTGGTTTCAGCTTTAAAAGCAAGTCAATAACCTGCTGTGACATCGGGACTATATGCGCCTTTCTTGTTTTCATCACTGCGGCATCTATGGATATAAGCCTTGTTTCGAAGTCGACGTTCTCCCATTGCATTGACCGGAGTTCTTTAGTTCTAAGTGCCGTGTACTGCAAAATCCGAGTGGCAGCCAAAGAAACGACGCTTCCAGAAAATGCCAGGAGTGCTTTATTGAATCCGGGTATCTGGTCGGCTGGCAGGAATGGATAGTTCTGCTTACGGTATCCTTTCATTGCATCGGCAAGGTCAGGTGCTGGATTGTATTTAGCCCTGCCGGTAACAATGGCGTATCGGAATACCTCGCCGCATCTCCTCCTCGCTTTATTAGCCCTTTCCATAGCCCCGCGCTCTTCAAACCTCCTAATGACATACAGAAGTTGCATTGGCTCTATGTCGGTGATCTTCTTGCTGCCAAGATAGGGCAGTATGTCGTCTGCGAACATCCTTGAAAGCTCTAAAGAATACCCCTCAGACCAAACCTGCCTTTTGTGTTCGAACCACTCTTGGTAAATGGAGCCAAAATCATCAGTAACGCCTTTATCCTTCTTGGCCTTTACTGGGTCTACACCTTCAGATAATCCCTTCCGTGCTTCATATGCCTTGTCCCTTGCTTCCTGCAGGGTCATGTAAGGATATTTACCCACGGTTAAAATCTTTTCTTTACCCGCCAGTTTGAAGCGCAACTGCCATACTTTTTTTCCGGAAGGCGGGATGTAGAGATAGAGCCCATTGCTGTCGAGCAGTCGGTAAGGCTTTTCTTTCGACTTGGCTGCATCTATCTGCTTTACGGTGAGCAT